TATCGCTTTTTCTTGTCGGGTGGGTTGGCGCGGCGCGCGGCCTGCGCGCGCCAGTTCATCAGTTCAGACAGGGCCATCCCGTCCATCGCCTGGGGCGGCCAATGGAAGATGATGGCGATGTCCGCCATCGCGTCATCTACTGCAGCTGGGCATCCGCCTGTTTCGACTTCTGCAGCAAAAAACTGCCGATTTCCGCGCCGCAAGCCAGCTGGTCGCACAGGTCCATGTTCGCCGCGTCGGCTTCGGTGATGGTGGGGATGCAGATGCGGGGCAGCAGCTTGATCAGCGCATCGACCTTCAGCTGGCCGACATCGACTAGGGACAGGCCGCGCAGTTCGCCTGCCTTGGGCTTGCGCAGCTGGATGAAGGCGATCGTCTTGTCGCCTTTGACGATGGGGGTGTCGAGCGTGACGGTGCGCAGGTCGGCGCTATTGGTGTCGGACATGGGTCTCTCCGGATGTCAGGGGGAAGAAAGGTGGCCCGGCGCGTGGCCGGGCCGTGAGGTCAGGAATCAGGGGTCAGGACAGGCCCATGAGGGCGCGGCGTTCCGCCATCAGATCGACGCCGTTCACGATCTCGATCATGTTGAGCGGGTCGATCTTGATTTCGGTGCGGCCGTTCCAGATCAGTTCGTAATAGGCCAGCGCCATGGTGACGCTGAATTCCGTCGCTTCGCCGGTTTCCTGATCGCCCATTTCGATTTCGCTATGTCGGCCGCGCACGATCACTTCGACATGATCAACCGCCGACGTGCTGTCAGTCTGATAGTTGCCAGCAAAGCGGATGTAGACGCCATCGACGGTAGGCGTGCCCCATTGGCGCAGGACGTCGCGCATCGGCCCGCCGCAAGTGAAGGACATTTCCATGGCCTCCATGCCCATATCCATGGACACGGTGCCGGACATGCCGCCGCCGCGCCATTCTTCCATCTTGCGGGTCAGGGTGGGGAGCGTGACGGTCTTGCTCTCGCCCAGATAGGCCAGACCTTCGTTGAACAACATCATGTCTTTGAGCGTGCGGGGCATACCCATGGGCTAACTCCTTGTATGTGAGATTCGGGAAAAGGGGCGCGCGTACCGATCAGCCGGTTGCTGCGAGGCTGGAGAAATCGGCCAGATAGCTGTCGGTGATCCGCTGATTGAAGCCGAGGTCTTCCAGCGGCGGCGGCACGGTATATTCATAGTCGATGCGCAGCTTGCCCGCCTGCAGGCTGGCGACGCTATTGTTGGCGTCCTTGTAATAGGCGTCGAAGCCGAGCAGGACGCCGCTTGCCACCAGTTGGCGGCCAAAGCCCTTGACGGTGCCCACGATATCCTTCGCCAGCGCCGGGGTCAGCGGCTTGTCCAGCGCCCAGAGCATCCCGTTGACGACGGTGTCGGCCAGCAGCTGCGCCACCCGCACCGTGCTTTCGAAGGCGAACAGTTCGTCTTCCGACGTGGTGCGGTTGCCCCAGAAGCGATAGCCTGCATCGGTACGGACAAGCGCGGTCACCTGCGCCTGGTTGAGGATCCCCGCTTCGCTGGCTTGATCCTCAATGTCCCAATGAATGTCCTGCGTCAGACCGACGACGCCATTTACGGGCACGTTGGACAGCGTCTTATGCGGCCCGACGGCTTCATCGATATAGGCGCGCAGACCCATGGCGCGGGCGGCGGCGTAGCTGGTGACATTGGCCTCCGCTGCCGTATCGAAGGCGAGGAAATCGGGGCAGAGCAGCATCAGTTCGCGCGCGCCGAAATTGGCGCGATAGGTGACGGCGGCCGACACATTGTCGCCAAGCGCGCGCGCATAGGCAAAGCCGCGCAGCTTCTGAGCCACGACGACAAGCGCGGCGGTCACCGCCTGCGTTTCAAGGCCGGGCGCGCCGATGATCTTGGGCTTTACGCCATGCTGCGCCTGAGCGGCCAGCAACGCCTGCATGCCGGTCTTCTTACCATTAGCCAGCGTGGTGCCGATGACGTTGGCGGCGGTTTCAGCGTCCGTATCGCCTTCATCCACCCGCACCACGACGACGATCGGGCGGGCCTGATCGGCAATGGCGCGCAGCGACTTGGCAAGCGTGCCATCGACACCGGCGGATCCAATGGCCGTTTCCACGTCCGTCAGCACGACGGGTGTATCGAGCGGGAAGGCCGCCGCGCTGGCGTCGTTGGCGGTGGCGACCAGGCCGATGATGGCCGTTGAAACGGCGGTGAGCGTGCGCGCACCGCTGCTGATTTCGAGAAGGGTGATGCCGTGCTTGAAAGCCATGTGCAGATCCTTGGGCTTAGAGGGTGAGCGGGATGATGAGACGGGTGCGGCTGTTGGCGGTCGGCGCATCGGTGCGATCCGCATCGATCGTGAGCACGGCAGCGCCGGGCGCAGATCCGGGAGCTAGCGACACGCGGCGCAGGCGCAGCCGCCGTTCCCAGCGCGACAGCGCAACGGCGGTGGCGGCATAGAGGCGCAGGATGTTCGCGCCGGTCATGGGCTGGTCGATGAGGTCAGGCAGAAGCGAACCATAATCGCGGCGGCCCACGCGGGTGCCGATCATCGTGGACAGGATATCCTGTACCGACTGACGGATATGCTCGATGCCATCGAGCGCGGCACCGGTGGTGCGGGACATGCCGGTCATCAGGCGGGCGCTCCGGTCTGCGCGCCGCCCGCCTGGACGCCACCATGCTTGTGGCCCTTGAGGCTCTTGCCGCCGCCCACGACGTCGGTGGCGGCGGTGGCGGTGCCGCTGATCTGAACATCGTCATTGACGGTCAGCAGGCCATTGATCGTGACAGGGCCGTTGATCGTCGCGCCACCGGGTGCATCGACTACTGCCGTCCCACCATCGGGCAGGGATACGGTCAGCGCGTGAGCCACATGATCATAGATGATCCGCGCGCCGTCGATAAATTCGATATGGGTGACGTTGGCGCTGGTCGCCGGGGCCGGAAAGGCATCGCAGAAAATCGCGGGCAGGACGATGCCGTTCTGCAGGTCGCCTTCCGGGCAAAGGATCAGGCATTGTTCGCCCACGACCGGCGGTGACCAGATGCGCACAGCGCCCGCGCGCGGCGTGATCCAGTGGAGCGGCCCTGTCTCGATGTCGCCCAGCTGCACGGTACAGGTGGCGTCGGCATAATCGACCGATGCGACCGACCCGATCTGGATCGTTTCGCCGGTCATATATTCATTGTCGGATGCACGTTGCGCCATGGGCGGACCATGGCGCGGCTTTCAAAGCGTTTCGCGCCCGCGCATTTGGACAGGCGCTAGTCCAAATGCGCGGGCGTTGTCAGGTCAAGCCTGTGCCGGGGTCTCTGCGCTCGGCTCCTGGGCGGTGGCGATGACGCCAAGGCCGATCTTGACCGCGACACCATGAGCGACTTCTTCAACACGCGCGGCCGTGGCCGCCTTGTCATAAGCCCCGCTGCTTTTCAGCACGGCGTTGACGTTGCGCGCGTGGACGATGTCACCAGCGGTGAAGGTCACCGGCACGGTCTTCGACGCGGCGTCGAACGCGCCGATCTTTGTTGTCAGGTCAGTCATGCTCATGCCTCGTTGCTTGGGGGAGTGGGCCAGTCGATATTGGCTGGATCGGGAATAGTGTCTGGAAGATTGCGCAGCGCCTGGCGATAGCTGCGCCATGCGCTTTTCTGTGATGCGCTGAACGGCGCATCGGGCATCTGCGTATAGTCGCTGTCCGCCAGCAACCGGTTGCGTCTCCGGCGCATCATCGCGCGCAGATCATCATCGCAAGGCGAGGATGGCTGAACGCTTATCGGCTCCCCATTATCGTTTGCGGCTATGGTATATCCGCGCGCCTGATCCTGCATCAGCCGCCGATGATGCGCCTGATCGATCGCCACTGCATCGGCCGGAATGTCGTCGTGAACACTGTCCTCGAAAAAGCCAAGGCGGGATTTGCTGAAGTAGAGGGTCATGGGCGCTCCTTATCGGCCGATTGCGCGGATGCGACAGTAGCTGGGGCGGTCGTTGTCACTGTCGGAGCGGGCGCGCGCCACGGTGCAGCCGTTCAACTGCGGGTCGCCGACCAGCTGGTACCACATGTCATTCTCGCTGCTGTGCTGGTCCACGCGGGTGGTCAGCTGAACGTCGAGAACGGCGTTGGGAAATTGAATGGGGAAGGTGACGAAAATCGCTGTTTCGACACTCTGCTGCACGGCGCTGATGCACCATTGCTCAATCGTGCCGTCTGGCAGCTTGCGCCACCCCGCCGACGAAAAGTCGTTGGTGAAGTCGGCCATCTTTGCAAAGGCGCTCGCCTGGTTGCCATCGAGCAGATCCGCGTCAAGGCCAGACCCCGCCCCGTCGACCGTGGCAAGCTTTGCGAGAATATCGGCGGCCGTGTAGGCGGCGGCATTCAAAGGGACATAGCCCAGCCTGCCCGTAATGTCGGTATAATAGCTTCCATGCTGACCATCGAGCAGATCGGCGTCGAGGCCCGACCCGGACCCATCGTTGGCGGCGTCCCAGACGGCAAAGCCCGCGCGCGTGAGCGGCATGGCGATGTTGAAAACACCCGTCTGGCTGACGCCAAAGACTGGCGCGTCCGCACCGCCATTGTTCCGGTAGAGCGCGATTGTGCCGTCGCCCTGGGCAACGAGTTTTGCGATCACGCTGCCTGTGGCGTTGAGTGAGATTGCAGCCTCGCCCGCGCGATCGACGGTGATGTTGCCTGTGAAGCTGTCACCTGCCCGGTTGGCAGGCGTGAAGCCAAGGCGCGCGGGCACGTTGGCGTAGTAGCTGCCCTGCTGACCATCGAGCAGATCCGCGTCAAGGCCCGACCCGGCCCCGTCATTTCCGGCATCCCAGACACTAAAGCCTGCGCGCGTTATCGACATGCTGACGTTGAAAACCCCAGACTGGCTGGCCCCAAATACAGGAACGTCCGCGCCGCCACTGTTGCGGTACAGCGCGATCGTGCCGTCGCCCTGGGCGACGAGCTTTGCGATGACGCTGCCTGTAGCGTTGAGCGAAATTGAAGCCTCGCCTGGGCGATCGACGGCAATGTTGCCAGTGAAGCTATCCCCCGCCCGGTTGGCAGGCGTAAAGCCGAGGCGCGCGGGCACGTTCGCATAATAGCTTCCATCCTGCCCATCGAGCAGATCAGCGTCGAGGCCCGACCCGGACCCGTCGTTCCCGGAGTGCCAGATCGGCGCGCCATTGAACGTCATGCTGGCGGTGCCGAGGAATTCCAGATTGCCTGCCGCCCTCATACGCATGCGGACTTGCCCACCGATCGTAGCCGACAAGATGTCGCCAGCGCGATCGAACGCAAGAAAGTCGTTCCCGTCAAAATTGATGAGAGGGCTACCATCCACGAAATCCAGATAATAGCCGGCATCGCGGCGGATCGGCCCTGTAAAGGTGTCGCCTGCACGGTTTGCAGGCGTGAACCCCAGGCGCGCGGGCACGTTCGCGTAATAGCTGCCATCCTGACCGTCGAGCAAATCGGCATCGAGGCCGCTGCCTGCACCATCATTTGCCGCGTCCCACACGCGAAAGCCCGACCGGGTGATCGGCATGGCGATGTTGAACGGGCCGGATTGGGCAGCCACGTTCCACACCGGCACTTCGCCGCCTGTATCGCCCCGGTACAGCACAACATTCCCGTCGCCCTGCATGGCGAGGCGAGCGGATGCGCGGCCCACAGAGGACAGCGTGAGCGTCGGCGACCCGGCATGACTGATCGACAGCGACCCGGTCATGGTGTCGCCAGCCCGGTTGAGCGGCGTGTAGCCTAGGCGCGCAGGCACATTGGCGTAATAGCTGCCGTCCTGCCCGTCGAGTTGGTCGGCATCAAGGCCGGACCCAGCGCCGTCATTGCCGCTATGCCAGAGCGTGTGCGCCACCGCGCCTGCGCTCCATCCGCCGAAGCGAAGGACATTATCCGTATCGACGCCAAGATAGGCTGCATATTGCTGAGGCCGATGGAAAGCGATCATCGCCGCCCCGGATCCCGATGCGCGAACCTCCATCTGGCCAAGATACTGGCTGGTGGTTGCGATCGGGCTGTTGACGCCGACCGGCGCGGTGAGAATCATCCTGCCAAGCGCCGTGTCGCCTGCCCGGTTGAGGGGCGTGAAGCCGAGGCGGCCTGAAATGTCAGCATAATAGCTGCCGTCGCGGCCATCGAGCAGATCGGCGTCCAGGCCGCTGCCCGCGCCGTCGTTCGCCGGATGCCAGATGCTCGCATTGTTGACGCCAAAGCGGCTGTCGAGCCACGCGAAAACGGCATCCTTGACCATCTTGGCCGCCGGTGTGCGGCGATCGTCAGTGCCCGCAATCGTTTCTGCAAGGGTTGCGAGTTCGACCACGCCCAGGCGCTCGGTCGTAGCGGGCGGATTGAGAAAATTGGCGTTACCAAAGGTGAGCGACGTCGCGGCAATATCCTCGAATCGCACCTCGACGGCGAGCAGCATTATGGCCTGCGCCGACTTTTCGAGCAGAACCGCAGGCTGGCTATAGACGGCGAACAAGGTGCCATCCCCCAGATACAGGCCGACGCTGCGCACGGTGAAGACGTCAGTGCCTTCATCGCGAATGATGAGGTGGATCGTATCGTCGGCCGTTACGTCGCCCGACATGGTCGCCAACCTTCTATGTTCACCCGGCAACGCGGTCATGCCCGTATCGGGTGTGAAGGCTTGAGCAGACAGGCCCGCCTGGGCGATGACGACAGGCGCGGTGCCGGTATTCTGAGCGTTGACGAGCGCCACGCGGCCAGCTTGCGTGATGGTGAGGATAAGGGCCATGTCAGTTCCAGTCGATCACGTGATTGCGCAGGCGGAGTGATTGCAGGGCGGAAGGATCAGATTTCATACCAGTTGACCCCGTC